CTTTTAACGGTGCTACAGGTACTGTAACGGGCGTTGGATCATTTAATGGTGCGACTGGTACGGTAACAGGCGTATCTTCTATTAACGGCTCAACGGGTGCAGTGACAGGTATTGCTACTACCGCAGCTTCGGTAGCTTCGTTTAATGGTGCAACGGGAACCGTAACTGGTGTGTCTTCAGTCAATGGATCTACAGGTGCTATTACAAGCGTAGCCCTTACAACTGGAAAACTGTCCCAGTTTGCCGCTACTACATCATCAGAACTTGCTGGAGTTATTTCAGATGAAATCGGCACAGGTAACGTCATTCTTTCTGATTGGGCTACTAACGCTCAAACTGCTTCTTATACTTTAGTCCTTGGCGACAAATATAAAATTGTTGAAATGAACGTCGCCACAGCTAATAACCTTACCGTCCCGCTTAATTCATCAGTAGCTTACCCAACAGGTACGGAAATTAACATTATCCAAACTGGTGCTGGTCAAACTACAGTCGTAGCCACGAGCGGCGTTACTATCAACTCTACTCCTGGCCTTAAGCTTCGCGCTCAATGGTCATCAGCAACATTGATTAAACGCGCCACAGATACATGGGTATTATTAGGCGACATTTCAGCCTAATATGGTACAATTTGGACAATGAAGATTGCAGTTTATGCCATTGCGCTCAATGAGATTCTTCACGTTGAGCGATGGGCTGAAGCAACTAAAGGCGCAGACTATAGAATAGTTGCAGATACAGGATCAACAGATGGCACGCAAGAAGCGCTTAAGAAAGCTGGCGTTATTGTTCACGATATTCGTGTACGTCCTTGGCGCTTTGATGTGGCTCGTAATGCAGCGTTGGCACTTGTTCCAGAAGATGCGGACGTTTGTCTCATCCTAGATTTAGATGAAGTACCTGAACCAAAATTTTTTGATAAAGCCCGCAAACAATGGGTTGAAGGTTCAGACCATGGTTGGATAGATTTTGATACTGGCAGTGTTTGGAAAAAAGATAGATTACATTCCAGATGGGGTTGGCATTGGAAGTATGCTTGCCATGAAGTGCCAATCTTTTACGGTGGTGACACGGCAAAGTTTTGCATGGTTGATGCTTACATTAAACATGTACCAGATCAAACAAAGTCTCGCGGTCAATACATTGAGATGCTTGAGATGTGTGTTAAAGAATCACCAACAGATCCACGCATGTGGAACTACATGACACGCGAGTATTACTTCCATCAAAGATGGGAAGATGTACTGCGAGCAGGTCAATCAATGCTTGATTGCCCAAATGGCTGGAATGTAGAACAAGCAGCAGTTTGTAAATGGTTAGCAGAAGCTGCACATAATCTTGGACAAGTAGAAGAAGCAACCAAATGGTTTGCCAAAGGTGCGGAAATTCTTCCTACTGAGGGTGAGCCTTGGTATGGCGTAGCCATAGATGCTTACCGCAGACGAGATTGGTCCACTTGTTTAAGTGCAGCAATCAATGCATTTGAATGTCCTCGCTCAAATCATTACTGCTACGAAGCGGCAATCTGGGATTGGAAAGCATACGACCTAGCGGGAGTAAGTGCTTACAACTTGGGATTGTACGAAGAATCAGATTTGTTCACTAAGCAAGCCCTTAAAGGTGTGCCAGATGGACCAGAGAAAGAGCGCATCAAGCGCAACTTAGAATTTACTAAAGATGTTTTGAAGAGGAAAAAATGAGCGAGTGCCGTAGTGGATGTAGAACTAAAGACCATGCATCGTATGCAGAGTGCTTGCAAGATGCAGGGCTACATATCAACACAGGTGATGCAGGTCGTAGCAATGGAGTTATGCCAGCAAAGAAGTGGGATGCAGAACTTGCAGCTTACCGTGATGCTAGAGCGCAAGGTATTCAGCCAGCTGGTACCTCAATGAAAAAGATTAATGAGGCTAAAGAAGCAAGCCAGAAACTTGGCGTTGCATTTGATGCTGGCGCAATGCCAGATGCAAAGAAGATTACCAAGCGCACCGCTAAGGTAATGAAAGAAACAGGAGCAATATAATGGCAGCAGCAAAGAAGATTACAAAAGCAAAGGCATATGCAGCAGCAGAAAAAGCTGAACCAAAAGCAGAAAAAGCCAAGGAACTTAAAAAGGGTATGTCTATCCTAAAGGGAAAGAAGAAGTAAATGGCAGCAGTAAAAAAAGGAATGGGCTTCGCGAAGGCGCAAGCAGGAATTGCCAAGAAGCAAGGGATTCCAATGGAACGTGCTGGTGCAATCCTCGCATCTGCAACACGCAAGGCAAGCCCAGCAGCCAAGAAAGCAAACCCGAATCTGAAAAAGGTTCTACCAGCAAAAAAGGGCAAATAATGACTATTGATAATTCAGCCGAAGTATCTGAAGTTGACTCATCGCCAGAAGAAAGATTTTCTGCTTGGGTAGCAAGTGCAAAAATTGGCGATACATTTGATATGTACGCAAATGCCCCAACTCCTGGAAACCAAGGATTAGTTAATACTCTTACTGGTTACACCGATGAAGGCAAACCGATTCTTCAAACCAGTTACACACAAGAATGGCAAGATAAAGCCAATCAAATTACTGATTTAGATGTCAGAGCAAAATTCTTAGTAGGACAAATTTCATTAGACTACGCGCTACACCTAGAAAAAGAAGGTAAATAATATGTGCAAAGAATGCGGATGCAACTCATCAGCAATTGGTGGTACACCAACACCAACAGGAAAGCCAACCAAGTCACCTTATGGTGAATACGAAGGTGTAGGCGGAACTAAGTAATGGCAGTCAGAGATGGCTTAACCTATACATATCACCTCAATCGTTTAGCGGGAACTTTGTCCAACGGTGTACCCACCCTTGATGCTCAGGGTGCTGCAAACATTTGGGCTGGCACAAAAGGTTTTGCCATTCCTGGCGCATTAAACGCTCTATATGCAAGCCGCAATGGCGGAAATAATTTAGGACTTGACTTGCAAGGTGTGCTTAACGCACTTGCTGGAACTAAGGGTCTTGGCATCAACGAAGCAGCAGCGGAGATTGTATCGTGACATTATTCAAAGACATTGTTGATGAGACTGCTCTAGCCCTTACGGGTTACACCTCTCGTCAGGATCAGGCGACTTACTTACTTGCGGCAATTAATTCATCTGCTACAAGTATCCAGGTGGCAGATGGAACAGTACTTACTCGCGGTCTTATTGAAATTGACGATGAGTTAATTTGGGTTGACTCATTTAACCGTACAACTAACACTGCAACTATCGCACCATATGGCAGAGGCTTTCGTAACACTGAGCCATCATCACATACAGCAGGTTCAAGAGTGACTATTAGCCCATCATTTCCACGTTCTGTTATTCGCAAGAATATCAACATGGCAATTGATGCCATTTATCCAGACTTATTTGGTGTGTACTACACAACCTTCCCCTTCATTGCAGCCCGTACTACATATCAACTTCCACAGGAAGCCATTGATATTCTAGGACTTTCGTGGCAGACCATTGGGCCTTCTCTTGAATGGTTACCAATTCGCCATTATCGTGTTGACCGTATGGCTAACCCAATTACTTGGAATTCAGGCAAAACTATTTCCATCTCTGATGGAATCATTCCAGGCCGTACTGTTATGGCTACATACACAAAAAAGCCTAGCCAGCTACAATTTGATTCAGATGACTTTACGGTTACTGGCTTACCAGAATCAGCACGTGAAGTTATTGAACTAGGCGCAGCGTTTCGTACTGCTTCTTATCTTGACCTAGGTCGTATCCCAGCAGCTACTGCTGAAGCAGATTCAATGCAGCAACAAGATCCAATTGGTTCAGCTGCAAACATTTCTCGTTATTTCTACCAGCTTTACCAGCAACGTCTTGCCGTCGAAGTCCGTCGTCAGCAAGAGATGTACCCACCCCGCACACACTATTCACGATAGGGCAGATAAATGGCGATTAATAGATACTACAGCGCTATCGCGCAAGATACTACGCTTACAAGCGCAGCGACTAATTCCACAACATCGCTTGTTGTTGGTGCTACTACTGGCTTTCCTAGTTCCTATCCCTTTGTATTAGCAGTTGACTACGGTACATCGGCAGAAGAACTTGTATCAGTTACGGGAATTGCTGGCCTTACCCTTACGGTAACACGTGGTTTTAACAGCACTACTGCTGTATCACATACGGTAGGAGCGGTTGTACGTCACGTAATTGTTGCCCAAGATATGACGGAGTTGCAGGCTCACATTGGATCTACCACTGGCGCTCACGGCGTTACAGGAGCAGTTGTGGGTACCACAGATACTCAGACATTAACAAATAAAACTATTGATTATGCTTCTAATACAATTACTAACCTGCCAAGCGTTACTCTTAACTTAACGCTTAATGCACAAACTGGTACTGCTTATACTTTAGTATTAAATGATGTTAACAAGTTGGTTACGCTGTCTAATGCTGGAGCAATAACGGCAACTGTACCAGCTGCTACATTTACTGTTGGCCAACAGGTACATTTACAAGCTATTGGTGCAGGTCAAGTAACTGTTGCTTCTGATGGGACTACAACAATTACATCAACACCAGGATTAAAGCTGCGCGCTCAATACAGCCCAGCAACTTTGATATGTACAGGTACTAATACGTTCACACTTGTAGGAGATTTGAGCGCCTAATGCCAATACTTGGAATCATTGCATCAGCTGATAAATCAGTTCCTAATGCACCTACCATTGGTACTGCTACTGATGTAGGCACTGCTCGCGCATATAACAATGGTGCTGCAACAGTAGCATTTACTGCGCCATCATTTAATGGCAAGCTACCTATTACTTCTTATACAGCAACATCTAGCCCTGGTGGATTTACTGCATCTGGTGCTTCTTCACCATTGACTGTTACAGGTTTGTCTTCATCAACTTCATATACATTTACAGTAACAGCAACAAACGCTATTGGCACAAGTGCTGCATCTAGTGCTTCTAACAGCATTACTGCAACTACTGTTCCACAGGCACCTACTATTGGTACAGCAACTGGTGGCAATGCTTCTGCAACTGTTACATACACAGCTGGTGCTACAGGTGGCAAGACTGTATCTGCTTACACAGCTACTTCTTCACCTGGATCATTTACTGGAACAGGCGCAAGCCCTATTACTGTTTCAGGCTTAACTAATGGAACTGCTTATACATTTACTGTTACTGCTACAAATGCTAATGGAACATCAACTGCATCATCTGCATCTAACAGCGTAACTCCAGCAGTCCCTAAGCCAGTTGTTACAGGTGGCACTCTTACAAACGATGGCACTTATTACTATCGTACATTTACTGCTAATGGAACATTAGGAATTTCTAATGCTTCTCTTACTTGTGATTACTTTGTACTTGGTGGCGGCGGTGGTGGCGGTTCAGCCGATAACAATTCAGGTGTATATAACCAGCTTGTAGGTGGCGGTGGCGGTGGTGGCGGAGCCGTATATCTCACAACGCAATCACTTAGCGCTACTTCATATTCTATCGTAATTGGCGGCGGTGGTGGCAGTATGACCGTTGGTTCAAATACTACATTTAATTCACAAACTGCTTACGGTGGTGGTAATGGTGCGGGAACATCTACAACACCAAGTGGTGTAGCAGGTACTACCAACTCATCAGGTGGTGGTGCAGGTGGCGCAAAAATTACTAGCAACTACACTGGAACAGGTGGCGCAGGTTTCTCTCCAGGTAACAATGGCGGCAATAGTGCAATGCTCACAGCAGGTGGTGGTGGCGGTGGTGGTGGTTTAGGTTCTGTTGGTGCAACAGCAACTGCAACATCAACTCTTGGTACTGGTGGTAACGGTGGAACTGGTGCTGCGTACTTTGGAACTACATATGGTGGCGGTGGCGGTGGTGGCGCAGAAGGAAGCAGTGCTTCATCTGTTGCTGGAACTGGTCAAGCAGGTGGTGGTAATGGTGCTCTTATGACAGGCACAACTAATGCTTCTGGTAGTTCTGCAACTGTAAATACAGGTTCTGGTGGTGGTGGTGCAGCCCTTAGAGGTGGAACAGGTACTGCTATTGGTGGCACTGGTGGTTCAGGAATTACGGTAGTTCGATACTTAATGACGGCGGTGTAATGATGGCTCATTGGGCAAAAATAGATGACAATAGTATTGTCACTCAAGTATCTGTTGGCGATAACAATGACCCAGCAGGAGACGAAGGCTATCAATGGTTAATAGATAACGTTGGTGGCATTTGGATTAAAACTTCGTACAACACTTATGGTGGAGTACACAAAGAAGGTGGCGCACCATTGCGTAAAAATTATGCTGGTATTGGATTTCTTTATGATCCAATCCGCGATGCGTTTATACCACCAGTGCCAACAGAAGGCAACTGGATTTTGAATGAAGATACCTGTCTATGGGAATTTGTTAACTAAAATAATTAAGGAGTATGATGACTGACGCATTTAGCCAGATAAAGGTACGTCCAGTTGATCCAGTTGGCCAACCCAACACGGCTGGTAATACTTACATCAATACTTCTAATGCATACGACTGCGCCCTTGCGGGCCAGCCGTTCTTCTTTGGTATCTCAGAAAAGTATCCGTACAAGCGTGAGACTGCACAGTATCGCAAGCAACAGATTGACATGCAAAAGGAACCAGGTGAGCAGACGCTTACTGGTTGGTGGCTTCGCGCTCAATCCTCATTCCATTACGGTGCAGGCATCCGCTTTCAAGAGCCAGTACAAGGTGCAGAAGTAGCCTATCGCTTTAATAAAAGCGCAGGTGTGGATGTATTCAACACAGGCAAGGTAACACTACTGCCAGATGTTGTACAACTTAAGTCTGCAACTAATACCAACATCATCCTAGAAGGTGGCGTTGACGCTAACGATGTAGATGTAGTGCTAATGGCAGATGGTGCCAACCTATACCGCATCACAGGCGTAGGAGTCTCTACAAGCCTTACATGGGGTGGCTCAGGAACTATCCTAGATGTAGCCCAAGATGGCCAGAACTACTATGTTGCTAACGCAACTGGTATCTACAAAGGTCCACTTACTGGCGCAACTAACGGCACATCAATCTTTACCCACCCAACATCTGTAGGTACAGTAACCCACGTTAAAATGAACTGGGCTAAACAGCGCCTTATGGCTGGTGTCAATAACTTTTTATTTGAAATTACACCTATTGTGTCATTTTCAGTTACAGCTGGCAGTCTTTCTAACAACGTTGCAACACTTAAAACTGACACAACTGCACATAATTTTATAGCAGGTTCTCAAATAACAATAGCATCTATTGGTACCCCATTTAACGGAACCTTTGTTGTTACAAATGTCCCTTCTGCTACAGAGTTTTCGTACTATCATAATTATACAGATCAACAATACGCCACAGGTATGACAGGAACAGCAGTTCTTGCAACAAATAATACTTTGCCTATTTATGTACATCCAAATACTAAATGGATTTGGACTGGCATTACAGAAGGACCTAACGCTATCTATGTTTCAGGTTATTCTGGAGATTCATCAAGCATTTACCGTCTTAGCCTAGATACAACAGGCAATGTTCCGTTGTTGAGCAAAGCAATCACAGCAGCTGATATGCCATCAGGTGAGTATGTTACTAGCCTTGCATCTTATGTTGGCAAGTACATGGTCTTTGGTACTAACAAAGGTGTGCGTGTAGGACAAATTGATACATCTGGTTACGTCTCATCAGGCTTTATTACTTATGGTCCGTTAACTGTTGTTACCAATGGTTATGATCCATCAAGTGGAACTAACCTTACAGGCAGCAGCGTTGATGCCATTGCCTTCCAAGACCGTTATGCCTACTGTGCAGTTACTAACTACATTGATAATGGCGATGGCACATTCTCATCTGGTCTAGTTAAAATTGATTTGTCCAAAGAAATTGGACCTAACCTTGTGGCTTATGCCACACACTTGCGTGTGCCTACGACTAATACCGTAACAGATGTTGTTGTCTTTGGACATACTAACAATCTTGTTATTGGAGTATCGGGCAAAGGCTCATATGTACAGACAACTAATCTCTGTGCAAGTGGCTACATCCAGACAGGTCTTATCCGCTACCTTACTCTTGAAGACAAGCACTTTAAGTTAATCAAGGCTCGTATTCAAACACCTATTACTGGCAATGTTAAAGTATCTGAAGTGGCACCAGATGGAACCATTACTGACATAGTAACAATCACGCCAGACTTTGATGCTACTCAAGATATATCTACTGGGCTATCTGCTCCAGCAGAATCAGCAGCATTTCGTTTTACTCTTTACCCATATGCAACAACTCCTTCAACTGCTAGTACATTAAATGGTTTTCAGTTAAAGGCGTTACCAGCTGTTAAACGTAATCGTTCTTACACAATTCCGATTATGAATTTTGACTTTGAAGGTGACAGATACAACATGGTGACAGGTTATGAAGGCCGCGCTATCGCACGCTTACAGTCATTAGAAGATGCTGAAGCACAAGGCGATGTCATTGTGTACCAAGACTTTACCTCTGGTGAAACAGTCCAGGGAGTAATTGAATCACTGCAATTTGTCCGCACCACACCACCTGAGCGTCGCTTTACTGGCTTTGGTGGATTGATTTACGTTACGCTCCGCACAGTCTAACAGAACGGGTAACCGCGCAATGTCACCAGATACAGCAACTATCGTTTATTCCTATTTTTTCGTAGGAGCTGCCCTTATGGCAGGCATGGGTATGATAGCAAAACATACAATTCAAAAATATACAGAAGAACTTAAAGACAAGTTGAATCGTATTGAATATGCGCTGTATAACGATGGACATACTGGGTTAATTAACAAAGTAGATCAACTCATTGAGAACCAGCAGGTAATCAAGGTTGATGTGGAAGTAATGAAAGCAAAGGCAGAATTACAATGACACAAGCAGAGGCAGTAGTAGCAGCAGCCAAGTCACAACTTGGCTATAAAGAAGGCGTTAATAACGACACTATTTTTGGCAAGTGGTGGGGATTAAACCATCAACCTTGGTGTGCAATGTTTGTTTCTTGGTGTTTTGCACAGGCTGCGGCAGTACAACTTATTGAAGCACAAGGATCTAAAGGCTTTGCTGGATGCGAAGCAATGGAATCTTGGGCCAAGAAAAAGAAGATGATTGTTAAGACTGAAAAAGTACAAGCTGGAGACATCTTGCTTTATGACTTTACTAAAGCAGGCAAGGCTGTACACACAGGAATTGCAATTGGTGGTATCAATCCAAATACACATTTGATTGATGCTATTGAAGGCAATACGGCTGGCGATAACCTAGGAAGCCAAGCCAATGGTGATGGGGTATTCCTCAAGCACCGCGCACTCACAACCGTGAGGGCAGTTATTAGACCCAATTGGAGTAAATAAATGAACATGCATAAATTTTATACAATTCTAGGCACATGGTCTAGAGCATTTATTGCTGCGGTTATTGCGTCTTACCTATCAGGTAACACACAACCAAAAGTAATCCTTGCCTCTGGCTTAGCTTCAGTGCTACCAGTTATCTTGCGTTATCTAAATCCAAACGACGCGTTTCCAGAAAAGCACTAACACTTAGACTTATCCTTAAGCCCCTCTCGGTTAACACCGAGGGGGGCTTTTTGTCGTTCTCGAAAGGTGAAACCTTTCTCGCACGACCCGAATTCGCTTCGCTCATAGTATAATCATATACTCAAATGTTTGTCAAATTGAGATTCAATTTGCTATACCTGCCACTAAGGATGCTACACTCACCAAATGAATACAACAACAGTAGGACATAGATCATTTAGCAGCTTTTCATCGTGGGTTAGGTGTGGTAAATCTTGGCAATTGGAACGCCAATTGCAAGCACCATCCGAACCAGCATGGTGGTTTGTCGGCGGGTCTGCGTTTCACGCAGCAGTTGAAAACTATCTCAAGGCAGAGTTTGATGCCAGCCAAAAAGCCTAAGCCAATCTCATCTCTTTCCGTTTTACATGGAGAGAAAGCAGATTATAGTTCGCTTGGTCCAATGCGCGTATGCCCATGCGGATCTAAGACATGGCACCTCAAGGTGCAATTTACAGATGATAACGAAATCGGAATGTATTTTCTGGACATGATATGTGTGGAATGTACGAGCAAAGCAACGGCACCAATGCCAGGATGGGGAAGTTAAATGTATACAGGATTTCTTATAGGAACTTTAGTGGGTATTTTAGGAAGTCAAATTTTTGAGATTTGGCATCAGTGGTACACATGGCACACATACAAAGACAACATCCTTTGGGATTCAGATGGCGAATAGAGCAGACCGACGCAAGGGTAACGTAGCCAATACCGAAGCCTTTCGTGCTGCTTTTGTTCAGTCAGAACTGGTGATGCGACAGGCGCTATCTATCAGGATACAAAAGGTAATTGACAAAACTGATAATGCTGATGTAGTATCGGGACTTCAAATAGCGCAGAAGATTGTGACAGGTGAAGTAGAATGATTGATACACAAAAAATATGGGATGAAGCTTTCTTGGCACAGATTGCCGAAGTTGAAGCCAAGTCTAGTTCCAATCCAAATGACTGGCGTAAAGGTGGCAGAGCCACTAAAGCTAACCCAGACAAAGAAGACAAAGCATGGTGGGATGAGAACGGCAAGAAGATGCTGGATGATTTCATCATGTCATACAAGGCCAACAATTGGAAAGTCTGGGTAACACCACAAGGTATTCCAGCAATTGAACTTGGAGTCAACGTCTTGTTTGGCGATGTACTTATCAAAGGTTACATTGACTTAGTATTTGAAAACGCAGATGGTTCACTGACAGTAGTGGATCTAAAGACTGGCGCACGTACACCTGATTCGTCTATGCAGCTGGGTGTCTATGCATCAGCCATTGAGAATACATTCGGCATACGCCCACAGTATGGCGCTTATTACAGCGCACGTACTGGCACACTAGAACCAAGTGCTGGCATTGAGCGATGGACATACCCAGTACTTACTGAGATGTTTCGTCAGTTCGAAGCTGGCCTACAGGCTGAAATCTTTTTGCCAAACATTGGCATGTCGTGCGGCACGTGTGGAGTAAAGGACTATTGTTACTCCGTCGGCGGACAACTAGCACAAATTTATGACCCACTAGCAAACATCACAGAAAAGGAAAGCAAATGAGCGCATCACCCAGCACTAAACTACAGGTCAACTTTAAGTTGGCTGACGGCACGTTAGTAAATATCTATGCAGATAATGTGAAGGAACTTGAAACTTCCCTTAATGATATTGGCATGGTTGCAGCACTTATTAAGGCAACATCTAATGATTTAGGTGGCGCACCAGCACGCAGCGCTGAGTCAATTGCTGCACAGTTCAACGCACCAGCTGCGCCACAACCAGTTGCAGTTACATCATCAGGTGGTGCTTACACATGTAAGCATGGAGCAATGACATTTCGCCAGTCAAAGCCTGGCGCTCCAAAGGAATGGAAGGGTTACTTCTGCCCTACCCCACAAGGTACAGCAGACCAGTGCGAACCTAAGTTCCTTCGCGGATAATAGATGCTATCGCTGTCGCAAGCAGCGGCTAAATCAGCAAACGATCATGCTATCCTGCCTGACATCTTCCCAACTCTGCAAGCAGAGGGCATAAGATTCAGGCGGGGACAGCTGACGATGATTGCAGGCGCACCTAACGCTGGCAAGTCATTGATCGCTTTGTATATGGCCGTTAACATGAAGGTACCTACGCTTTACATCAGCGCAGATACTGACGCTTACACGACGGCGATACGTGCAGCAGCAATGGTTACAGGTTCACAAGTATCAACAGTTGAAGAAGCATTTGCAACTGAGGTAGGTATGGAGTTTTATCAGTCAGAGTTGGAAAGCATTTCCCACTTGCGATTTGATTTTGCTCCATCACCTACGCTTGATGAAATTGACTTGTCAATCAGAGCATATGCAGAAGCATTTGGTGAATACCCCCACCTTCTCATTGTAGATAATGCTATGAACGTAGTATCTATGCACGAAAACGAATGGTCGGGAC